CCCCAAGGAGTCCTGGTTGTTAGGCCAGGTCCTTGTTCTCAGTATAACACGTTAGACTGAGACCCACTTGACGACATATTTTAACAGCCTCGCCGGCTGTACTACGCTAGTGCCTTCTATCCCTCCCTTGTCGAGGAGTGATCTAAGGACGTGACTCCAGTCACTATTGTCAACCTTGCGGCTGACAGCAACTTCACACTGCATTTTAACCTGCCGCACCTGATGGTGCGGGTGGCGACGCGTACGTGTGGAGTTGGGATATTTATCCACCAAACCGATCAAGGCTAGCCCAATGGGAGCCTTAATGCTATCTCTTACGTGGCTTGACGCCAGGATAGGTATAACATGGTACCACTCTGCAAAGAGTGATGCGAATCGGTCCGGTAGTATCCAGTTTCCATAACGCTCGATCAGATTATTCATATGATCGCGTGTTCGGAACTTAGCATAGTTAATTGCATCCTTATTACCACGGACAAGTGGGACTTTAGTCCACTTGACTGCGGCGATGTTCCTTCCGAGGAAGTAATCACCACCACAAGATTCCCTAAACGGGCCTCGGGTAAAGCACTTAGCGCGGTTGACTTTTAAACCAACCGCTTCAAGCGCCCACATTACGCGTTCAGCGTACTGCGTCGGTACAATTATGTCATCACCGAACACACAGGCTTTATGACCCTGTACATCGGCATTTGACTTGTCGAATAACGCCTTTAGGTAACCCTCTGGGTCGTCATCCGATTGTAATATTATTGCCAATGAAATGGCCCAGAACACGACAGCCTCAATGGGGAAACAGCAAGCTGATCCCATCGGTGCAAACTTCTCAAGACGGACTTTATGCCCCGTCGGAAGTTGTGTCCACTCTGATCTACACGCCTTAAGACACCTGACCCAATTGCTCGGGAACAGGCGCTCGACTAATTGTAAACTCAAGCAGTCACTCGCATCCTTCATGTCAAGTGTCGCCCTACTCCCATCGAGGGAGCCGAGGCACGCTTCATCCCTGTTACGGGACTGATCGATACAGGACAACATTGACTTGACCACCGGATATGCTTCGTACTCCGCATACAACTTGGCCATTAAGCCTTGTTGAGGGAACATGAATTCTCTGGGTTCCGTGCTTATCGCACGAGGGCCCCTAGAGTCTTTGGGCACGAAGCACATCTTACTGCATAGCTCCACTTCTTCTCCAGGCGCGCACAGCTTGTCAACATTATCGACAAGTGCGTTGGCGCCCGAATAGAAGTAAGTACCATAGTCATATACAGCATCCAATCTGGATACGTACCTTGGCGGACCATAGCGGTCCCACGGGTTCGTATTGCAGGCGGAAGCTCCAGACCCATGTGCAGGCTTTATATCCATCGGATCACTCCGATGAAGGAGCCTACACACAAGCCTCCGTGCCATGTTAAGGACGGGGGTCAGCTGAGGCTGCTCCTCTTCTGCTTTCTCGAGTGAGAAGTGTTGAAGAGCAATCTCATTGTTAAGCCAGGAGTTAACAACTCCTAGTAACTGCTGGTCTGAATATGCAGTTTCAAGCTTGTAAAACATCAACGTGAGTTGTGCGATACAAGCAGCAGCATTACTATACGCATCATTCCGCTCGGTATATAGACCGTCGACTGGATTGTGAATCCCTTCGGGGTTGTCATGATACCAGCGCAGGGTCCCCTCTTTGTCAAAAAGAGTTTCCCACGCCTTGCGGAGTAGACACGGATACGGACATCCCTTCACACGCTTGACACCCTCTACAGGAGCCAGACGGCCGCTTTGAAAGGCGGCATACATGGCTTTACCCAGGGAGGGCAGCGTGACGGTTAGGAAGGGTAGCCCTTCAGCCTTCAAACGTTGGTCGAATTCGATTCTATCGAAATCACTGACGTTCAAAGACAGGATCGTGTTATTGGTGAGCTCGTGCCATATGGCACGATACCTTGCTATTTCAGTATTCATATTTACTTAGCTTTGTCTATCACTACAACCTAAACACAACAGTACTCACGTAGCTTCCGAGCTACGCGAGCGGTGGTTTCAATACTAGGGGTGCTTTTTGAAGAGCGATCCAACTAGCAATAATACAGCGCAGACGATCATACCATAGATGGAGGACGTACCAAGGTGGTGCGTACACTCTGTCGTTTGGAACGTAGGGAACGAATCCCCTACTTGATCGAACAGCGGCTGCTCCGGGAGTTTTTCCGGAGGAGGCAGAACCATCTTATCAGGACTATTTTTCATAATGTAATTACCCGCGGAACCCCAGTGGGGCCCGCGGGACTTAGTTATGGAGTGATAGTGTGAATCAGAAGGCAGCGTTAACAACGGCGGCAACGACTCCGGTGGCACCCTTAATTTGGGTAGCCGCAGTCATGACGTCCGTGCTAAGCGCTGTCGGGGCAGAAAGTGCCCGATTCAGAACCTCATCGTGTTTGATGAAACCATCATATTTACCAAGTGCCGCGTTGTAAACGGGCATCTTGATGGACATGAGCGTACGCGCAATCCCTGCCTTTGTAACTTCACTTGTGAAGGTCAAAGAAGGGCGACCAAGAAGGTCGCCCTGCGGGGAGTCTGCGTAATACACGACTGAGGCACCATCTTCAACGGGATTTGCAAAATCTCCGATATCGGTGGTGAATGTTGTTGGTAGTGACATATTTTTGTTGGTTTGTTGTTATTAGTTACACGAAGGTCTTTCGAGACCTGGATTTCAGAACCACCCGAAAGGGATTCAGAATTTCGATTAATGTTCCCACCTTATCCAAGGATGGTAATCCGAATTTAATAGGATTAATAGCATTATCGGTCCACGGTAGCTCCATTGGAGTCCGTGTGTAAACGGTTTTGAAGTGTTTACCCGACACTGTGACTAACCCACTGGGAACGACCCAGCTGACGCCAGAAAACATCGTTTTCTGGCTCGTGAGGGTGAACGTGTCTTTGACAGACGCGCCACTGGCTAGTACCCGATACGGCAGACTTAGCGTCTCCGGATCGAACTGGCCAATGAAATCACCAACACGAACAAACCAATCACAGACGAAGCTAAGGGGAGTTAAATCCCACAGAGTCCGCGCTCGAAGGTCGAGCTTAAGCAAGCGCCGCATGGTGTCAAGGACCGAGAGGTCTACAACATCACGACGGCAAATCGCCCAAGTACGTACATCGCGCTTGACGGTTCCCGCAAGTTGCTTTTTAAACAACTGCAGTTGCGTCTCACCGTAATCAGATGTATCAGAATCGCTCGCTTTCCCATAGACCCGGAAGGGTTGAGGGTGAGCAAGCGATGTCATAGTCTCCTCAAGCTTGGCAAAGGCCTTACACACTCCCGCGATGTCCTCTAACAAAGGTTTAATCGCGAATTTATATGTGAGGTCTGCGGCAATCAGAGTCCCAATCAGTTCGTCTACGGTCTTGTGAAGAACAATCCCGTTTTTACGAACAGTCTTGCGCATAAAGTCGGCATAGCCACGATCGAACTCTTTTAAGAAGTCCGACGGGCGTTTGCCGCTCCGTACTGCAGCAAGACTGTTTGCGCCATGTTTCCACATGGTCGCAAAGTCTTTCAATTCCGCGATTGCTCGCGGAAGATCGACCACCCCGGGAATAACACCGGGGCGCATAGATTGGGTGGCACGTACGATTAACAATTCCGGGCTTGTCAAGCCTGGAGTCGGAGGGACTTCGAAATCCCCCGCGGCCACGGAGCCAGAGATGGCACCAATAATGGTGGGAGACGGTGAACCGTCATCCCTGTGGCAATTAATCTGAACAGTAGCTGAGACACTCCGAAGAGGGCACTCCGCTTTCTCCTTCACGTGGTAACACGGGTTGAATGAGAAGCCAACGGCGGGACGCAGATTTTCATCTGTTATCGTTCCCGAAGTTCCGTTGTGTATGCTTCCAAATCCCGCGAACTCGCTAGAATACTGTCTAGTAACACTTTGTCCAGAAGGGACCTTAAAACCATAATTCCCAATCCACACATCGAATGCGTGGTTGTTAGTGAGAATTATGGACACATCGGCGGGCGTATTAAGCCTCTCGAATGTAGGGTTCTGTACTCGTGTTCGTGACATATGCGTTATAGTTAGCAGCCCCACCATGGGGC